CATGTCGGATGCTGCGATTGCGTCCTTCGCTACCTGCGACTTCTCGATAGCCGCCATAGCGGTCGAGGACGAAGCCACGGCCGTCATGTCGGCATAGTCCGCCGGATTCAAACCGGCCAGCTTCGCCGCGGCCTTGCCCATAACTGCGCTCGAGGCTCCCGTGAGGGTGGACCAGGCTGTTTCGTTTGCCTTGACAGCTTCAACCGCAACCGCGCTCTCGTAGACTGCGGCCACAGCCACATAGGACGAAGCTACCGCGTTCATCGCCACCGGCGAAGTTACAACCGTGTTGAGCGCTGTACTGTTCGCAATGACCGCCGCCATTGCAGTCTCACTTGCAGCCACAGCGTTCATTGCGGCCTGAGAGGTTGCAACCACATTGAGCGCCGTCGCGTTGCCGATGACAGCCGCCATCGCAGTCTCGCTTGCGGCAACCGCGTTGAGTGCAACCTGTGAGGTTACAACAGCGTTGAGTGCCGTCGCGTTGCCGACGACCGCCGCCATTGCAGTCTCACTTGCAGCCACGGCAGTCATCGCGGTTTCGCTTGCGGCAACCGCCGCAATATCCGTGTAGGCAGCACAGCTCTGTCCTGCCAGAGTTGCGATCCATTTCCCGGCGCTTACCGCGCCTGCGCCTGCGGCACGGGCCATTACTGGATCGTGCAGGATTTCCAGACACCGTGCGCTGTCCGAATACATCGCGTCCTGGCTTTCCGCGCCCGCCTCGTAAATGCTTCCGAGAAACGTCTGCACCGCATCGTCGATATACGGCGAGTCCATAAGCAGCGCATACAGCTCCTGTGCATTCTTATCCGGCTTGTCCGGCTCATAGCCGAGCACCACCGCAACGCCGCCTGCATTGCTTACAAACGCCTGTGCCTGTGCCCTGCTGGCAAGGATGGTGCGCAGGCGGTGTACGCCTTTTCGGTAGTTATCCTTAAACTCATGCGAGTAATAGCTGAAATCCTGCTGAATCTTCTTGAGCATTACTCGTCACCTCCAAACTCAATAGCGATATAATCCATTTCGATCTTCTCTGCCGTTGTAATCGTGCCGAGCGTCGGCAGAACGACCTGCGGCAGCGTCACACCGGAAACATAGGTGATCTGACTGTGACTGGGTGACGAGCCGGTGCCCGAGCCGATATAGCCGGTAGCCGTTGTCACCGTGCCCTTCGTCGCACTGCCGCCCTGCAAACTCGGCTGACGCAGGCAATAGAGGAATCCTTCCGCAGTCACGCTCTTAATTTCGCAAAAGCCGTCAAATTCCTTCGACGTCACCGTCAGGACCGGCACGCCCTCGAACGGATGGCGGAACTTGAACGTGTTCCAGCCCGCACCGGCGTTGATAAAGCGGCCGGTCTCCATTGTGTAATCGTCCAGTTCGTTGGTGCTGCGCGCCGGTTCTGCCGCTTCGATCATGTCAAGCACATCCTGCGCCAGTCGATCGGCGGTCACGGCCTGCAGCGCCAGCTTGATGGTGGTCACGCCGTAGTCCGGGATAACGCCCGCCGTTACATCGTCGATCTGTCTGCGGATTTCCTCGAGCGCGGCCTGTACCGTCCCGCTCGTCACGCCATTGAACGGCGAAATGCCGACCCTGCCCGCGCCATCGGCGGATTTTACAGCATTGATATACCGCACAAGGTTAGCCTGCAGCTGCTCGAGCGCGGCCTGCACGGTGTTTGCGTTCACGCCGTCGAACGGCGTCATGCCGACGTTTTCCGCGCCGTTCTCCTTTACATCTCTGCGGTAGTCCTCAAGGTTCTTCTGGATACTCTGCAGCTGCTCCTGCACCGTGCCGCCGGTCACGTTGGTAAATGCATCGGCGCCGATCTGTCCGGCGCTGTTTGCGGCCTGCAGGCTCTCGATCAGCTTGTTAAGCCTCTCGATAATAAGCAGCGGCAGCAGATCGAAAACCTTCTTGTTTTCCTCAGCCGAGCCGGTCAGCGCGTCCGGCTGGCTCTGCACGCCGGTCTCTGCCGCCTTTTCGGCTGAAATTTTGCTTTCATCAAACGTCATGTCCTCACCTCACTGTCTCTTTGCGTACTTTGCGACAAAGTACCGAATGACAACCTCGTGTACACCAAAGCCCTCGTCCACCGTGTCGGACTGCAGAATGACCTGAATCGCCTTCCAGCCCTTGCGCTTGAACAGAAACGGGATAATGGAGTTGACCACCGTCCCGAACGGAAAACGTTCAAACCCGATGTAGTGAAAATTCAGCCGATCCGCTGTCACGCGCTTCATCAGCGTGCCGTGATCGGTCTCAAGCCGCACCCAAATCTCAACCGCACTGCGCGTGTACGCCTTGAGGTGTACGCCGCTGCCGCGTTTGGGCATGGTTTTCAGAATCATCGGCGAGTTCATCGTGTCCAGCTTGGTAGCCCACTCGGTGTGAATGGCCGCGCCGTCGTCCGAGAACGCGTTCATCATAATATCATTGTTCTCATCTACAAGATCGTCATTAAACCGGCAAACTCTGCCGTCCTCAGTGCCGAAATACAGCGCCTGTTCGTGCGAGCAGAGCACCTTTGCCGGCACATTCGTCCAGTAGTACCATTCATATCCATTGTCTGCCTTGTCCTGATTGCCGTCTGCTACATACGCGCAGCCGTCGATCACAAGCACATACCAGCCGCGCCAGCAGGCGGCTACAGCGTCCGCAAGTCTGCGCTCCTTGCACAGCTTGGGGTTGACACGCCTCGACCGGCAGAATAACTGCCGCACCTGCATGTTGTTGTAATACGTCGTAGTCGGCGCATATACGCCGCGCGGACTGAGATACAGAGGATCATCATTCAGGTTTGCCGAGGAATACTTTGCAATCGCACCGTATCCGGGCACGCCCTCTTTCAGCGGAAAGGTTGCCACATCGTTCAGCATTGCTCCCGAGTGGTGCCAGATCGTGCCCTCCTGCCGGTTGTCCTTCTTAATGAGCAGTAATTCACCCTGTGCCTTGAGATAGCACATAATGGGGAAATCGCTCGAACCCACGACAGAATAGTTAATGTCAGGGAAATATGTCGGGTCGGACAGGCCGGAAAACCATTCCATAGCCGCGTGCTCCTTGTTGCCGGAAATAAAAACGCGGTTGCTGCTGCCGTCCATGCCGTAAATCGCAAAGATGGTGCAGCCGAGGATCTTCTTCCGGTCCTCGGTGGTCTTGGCAAACTTCACCTCAAAATTGGAGATACCGGCGTTCTCCGGTGTGCTCGGTGCGGTCTCAAACGTCACCGTGCCCTTTTCCGCATCGTAGCTATTCACGGGGATTGCACTGCCGTTGAGGTAGGACGCCGTCGGCGTGCAGTCCTTGTCAATGCCGGTCACGTCCAGCTGATAGGTCGTGCTTGTGCCGTCTCCGATAAAGCGGTTCTTGCGCCACTTGCACAGCATATTAACGTTTTCGTAGGTCTCGCCGCCGCCTGCCGCCTTGCGCTGATAGCTGGTCAGCGGACAGTAGGCGTTATCGTCTACCGCGTGTACGGCGGTTTTGCCGTCATAAACAACGTAATGCTCGCCGGTCAGGATGAACAGCTTGCCGTGCATGTAAAAGCCCTGGCTGCGGCCGCCGCTGTTCAGCTTGTCCAGCAGCTCCTTGCGGCTGTCCTTTACTTCCTTGTAGTCTGCATCGAGCTTTACGGTATACAGCTTGCTGCCCGCATGGACGATGAGCGTCAGGTTTTCCTCGTCATTGTCGTTCTCATAGGGAAAAATACCGGCGACAGGAACAGCCTTGCCGTCCGCATCCGCAAACCGCAGCAGCGTGCGCCATCCATAGCGCCGTTCCGGGAAACCGCCCTCGTCTGCAATCACGTTCACCGCACGCGGCGAGCGTCCATCGTCGATCTGGGTCTCATCCGTGGAGTAGTCCAAACCCTTAAAGCGCTTATAATGCTTGGTGCCTTCCTCGGATTCCGTAAAATCCGGCACCGTAACCTTACGCGGCATAGCTTACTCCTCCTCGTAATCCGGCACAGCGGGCGCAGCGTCCTCCAGAGCCGAAACAAACTCATTCCGGAACATCACGCTTTCCGCCTTGCGGTTCTCGTCATCAAACAGCAGCGCAGCAGCCAGTCCCCACGGCAGCGCCACGCGCGTGATCCGGTCGTCCCAGTCGAGCACCGTGCTGTCTATCGTCGTGATCTCCGGCGCGCTTGTCAGCTCCTCGTCACCGCGCTGTGCGCGGATGGCGTTCTCATACGGCAGCGCCTCCACAAGCAGGCTGTCGAGCAGCGTCGGCGAGTAGCTGTCGAAATCGACGTCTGTTCCGGGCGCTTCAATAATTTTTGCCAGTGCCAGCGTATAAATGCGTTTAATAGTCGTCGCCACGCTCTCACCTCCTAACAAACAGAGGGCGGGCAGCCGCCCGCCCTCCTGGGTCTTTACTTATCCGTAGCCTCCGCCACATCCGAGGTCAGCTTGCCGCCCTTGCCGAACGCAACCACCTTGATGGTCTGGCCTGCCTCAGTGGCAACCGTGCCGCCGCTGGCAACCGTCTTGCGGTTTGCAGAGAAGCGCGGGTCCGAGCCGTCCAGCGTGTACCAGATTTCGTCTGCGCCTGCCGCAGTAACGGTCGCGCTGTGCGAGGCAATCGCTACGGTGCACGCCTGCTTGCTGCCATCCTTGCCGATAACTACAACGGCGTCCGCCTTGCTGGCCAGTACAAACAGGTCGTAGGTCTGGCGGCCTTCGATCAGCGCACCGGAAATGCCGGGCGGGTCCTGATGAATCTTGGTGTCATTGATACGGTACGGGAACGCCAGCGCGGATTCCTGCGCCGCAACCATGTAAACGTCGGTCGGGAACATATTGCTCGGCACCTTGACTACGGTAAAGCCAGCGATCTGGCCAACCGTGCCGGTCGGCAGCTGCTTGCCTGCCAGCGAATCCAGGCCGTGCCACTCGTCAGACAGGATAATCTTTGGGTAATCCTTAGCGCGTACAAACAGTACGCGGCCGTTTTCCGGTACGAGGTGCTCGTCCATGTAGGTTGCCGCGTCGTAGACCATGGTAACAATGGTGCTCTTGGTCGGCTCTGCGGTTACGCCTGCAATGTGGCCGAGCTTTGCAATACGCGCAAAGCCGTACTTGTCACCGGTCGGCACGCACTGCTCTGCAATCTGCTGACGCAGCCACTGGCCGCTCTTGTTGCTGATAGCCTGCTCGCTCTCATCGCCCTTGTCAACAACGCCGGTAAAGGACTTGTCCTGCGTCATCATGTACTCAACAACGGTGTCCTGTACGTCCTTCACCTCGCCGTATCGGCTGTTGCCGTTGCGGGTGTAGTCCACAACAGGGGTGGTGTTCAGCATATATACGCGGCAGGTTTTCGCGCCGGTCATCTCCACGTTCGCCTTGCAGTGAGCGCGCAGGAACGAGGTGTGGGTATACAGTTTCTCAATAGTAGAGGCATATTTAGTCGTAAGATTGATTGCCATAAAGTGTTGTCACTCCTTTTAGCTTCGCAGTCCCAACAGTCCGCGCAGGAACGGATCAGAGGTGTCACTCTCATTTCCTGCCACACTTCCGGGGCTTGTCTGTCTGTTTGTCTGATTCTTCTCTGCGATCCTGACCGCCTGCTGATTCTGTTCAGCCTGATAGCGCCAGTGCGCGGCGACGGGAGTCATGCCCTCGCTGTTCACGAGTTCCATCACACGCGGCGGAATGTCCTCCGGTTTGTGAACGCCTGCGAGTACCTCGTATTCGTCCCAAGCCTTTTCATTGGCCTCCTGCCGTGCCTGTGCAACGGTCTGATCAATTCTCTGCTGCATGGCGTCAAGCTGTGCGCGCTGCTGTTCGGCGGCCTGTGCTTCGGCTGCCCGCCGGGAAGCCATGCGGCCCTCGGCGATTGCTTTAAGCGCCGCATCCGGGGTTTCCGGAAACTCTGCGCGACACTTCTCAATTTCTGCCGAAAGCAGCTGCTCATTGCGTGCGCCCTCCAGCTGTTCCAGGTACTGCTGCCGGTTCATGCCAGCGGCCTCGGCGTACTGATCCAGTACGCGCATTTCCCGCTCGGCCTTGCGGTCATAATTCATGCCCTTCTGGAGCAGTTCGACCGGGTTCGCGCCGAGCGCACCGGTCAGCGCCTGCACTGCGTCTGCCGGCAGCAGGATCTGCTGTCCATTGTAGACGAGCGGCACGGTCTGCACCGGCTGTTCCACCGTCTCCGGTGGTACTTCGCCGCCCTCCGGCGGCTGATTCTCCGGTTCTTCCTGCTGCTCTTCGGCGCGCTGGTTTTCCGCGCCGTCCTGCACGGTCTCCTCCTCGCCCTCGGCGGCGGTCTGCTGGTTTTCCAGATCGTCATTGCCTTCAAGCGCCGCGAGAAAATCGTCGCCGTTAAAACCGTCCATGTCCGCGCCGGTGTCGGATGTATTGCCGTCCTCGGCAAAATACTGTAAACCGATACTGTCACGGATCTCGCTTCCGTCCATATGATTGCTGGTTTTCCAATCCATTTAGACAATCCTCCTATATGCAAAAGACTTTCGTCTCATTGCCGTGTGTTTATCGTGTGTTTATCGTGCGTTCCTGCACTCCGGCGGACGCACCGCCGTTCCGTAAGCAGTGCACCCACCCGTTTTCATAACGCTACATCAAAATAGGTGAACCCGGACGAGGGTGATATGGCAAAAACGCCCACGCCCGCCGCAGTGCAGGAAAATATAAAGTCGGGTGCGGTGGCCGGACTTGAACCAGCACCATACATACGTTTTAGCATTGGTGACTGGCCGTTGCATCTACGCATGACGTATCGTCAATGTAACACCCCTTAGAAAGAGGCTGCTCTACCGTTGAGCTACACCGCACATATCGTCCGAGACTCTGACGGGCAGGCAAGGAAAAAATGAACTCAGAAACCTTGCCAGCCGTCATAATAGAAAGGAGAAAATAGGTATGGCCGTTCCCTGGGTAAAGCAGGCTCGGTCGTTGGGCATTACTGCCCGTCACAGTCTCGGACTCATTTGTATTCCGGCGCTCGGACGGACGCCCAGCCCGATACTGGGTGCCCGCCATCAGAAAGAAATAAGGGGAATCAATGGGCGGGTGAGGTCAGCTCCCGCCCGTCCGAACGCCGGAACAGAAAAATCAATAATCAGGTTCGAGAATCGGAACGCCGTATTGCACAGCGCATTCGCGCTCGATCATGCAGCCGCGTGCGTCCTTCCAACCCTTGGCGAAATAAACGAGATCCGCATCTGCCATAAGCCGGATAGACTCAGCCAGGAACCAAAGTGGCTTTGCGTCGTGCGGTGCATCCTTAAAAAAGGAGTCGATGATTTCGACAGGCTCACCGATATATTCAGTCGCTTCGCGGATAGCACGCTCACGCGCGCGTTCAATCTCATCGTTTGTCTTGTCCTTCATCGGCTGAGAAATAAACAACTTTTTCATATCATATCTCCTATTTTTCAGTCCACGGCTTAGGGGTGTTACTATCTCGTGAGGTCCTCTGTTTGCACGCAACAGCCGCTCTCAGCACGCTCCAAATCACGTAAAATCCTCTTAATGCAGAAGCCGAGGTCAATCCCCTCGTACTCTGCACGAACTTCCATCGCGTGCAGATAATTACCCATGTGATGAATCTGTGCGATCAGCACATTAAGCGGACAGTCCGGCGTAAAATCCAGATTGTGAGCTTCTGCTTTAATAAGCATCTTGTGCAGCTTATTATAGCGGATCTTTGTTTCCAGAAATTCACCAAGGAAACGATCCTTATAGTCAGTGCTCTCCGTCAGAGATGCTACATCTTTCAGTGCCAAATCTTCAAAGGTTTTCATGCCGTATCTCCCTTCTTAAAACCGAAAATTCCGGTCCGTCCCCTTGGTGAACTTCGCCTTCTGCGCATTCAGCTCCTCCTGCATCGCACAGAACATGGCCTCAACCTGCTTCTCGGTGTACTCATACGAGCTTGCCGCCAGATGGCCGATCATGCTGATCGCCTTGCACGCACGGTTCACGCGCGGCTCTGCCAGTCTTACAAAGCGTTCCGCCTTGCTCTCATTCGTGTTATCCATTCATTAAACCTCCCTGCTGTAATGCCTGCTGCATGCTGGCCTGCTGCTGCACTCTCTTTGCAGCCTCGACCAGTCCTTCCTGATCCTTTACGCTGCCTTCCGGCATACGAGAAAGAAACTCAACCATATTGGGCATAACACCCGCCGTCTGCAGATTGTTCAGCGTGGACACCTGCAGAATTCTCGACCAGTAGCTTGCCTCGCCGATATGAATATTGAGATCCAGCGCCTCCACCGGCAGACTTGAGAAGTCATACATCTCCACAAGCGTCTGCTCCTGCGTCTCGCCGGTCTCGTCTGTCATCTCGTCAGTGATCTTGACCTGACGCATGCCGTAATAGGCATGCATCATGTCGATGAGGACCCGTTCATAGTCCTCAACAAACTGATAATATGCGATCTTGGTCAGCGCCAGCGGCGCGGCGTTCGCGGTCTGTACCGCAACGATCGCACTGCTGTTCTCGGGGTTCTTGACGTTGCCGAGCGCGGCATCATTCGCACCGGCGACATTTTTCATCGCGTCCGTCATGCTGGACGTAATGCCGGTGGCCTCGGTCGGAATCGGCATCGAGCCTGCTACGCCGGTCAGCGCGTCCTTCACGTCGCCGGTCACGCCGATACTGGTCGCGTCCGGGTCCCATCCCTTGGGGAATTTGTTTCGGTTGTAAACCAGTTTGGGCATGGCGTTGTTGCGCAGCATGAGCGCAAGCGCCGTCCACTGCTTGTTGACCTCAATCTGCGTGTTGATGAGCGGCTTGATCTCCATCACGCCGTGATAGCAGTTCTTTCTCGGCTTCCAGCTGAGATAAGCCACCGGATACAGCGTCATTTCGGTTGCCACATCCTGCTCGATCATCACGCGCCCGCAGGAGCGGCAGTAGTGCACGCGGCCGTCCTCAGCCTTCCAAAACCGAACCAGTTCGTTTCCGAGACAGTCGCTATTGTTCTGCTCGTCATCGCCCTTGTACAGTCCGTCGGACTCGCCCTCAATGGTCTCCCATTCCTTGCAGCCGAGCCGCTTCGCGTCCTTGCGGATTTCCGTCACCGGACGGCGGCGCACAATGATAAGGTACGGCTGCTCCTGCACGTTCGAATTGGACGGATTTCCGAACAGAATGTTCGTGTTCATCACCTGTTCGGCAGAGATTTCTCCCTGCACACCGCCCAAACCGGACGGCTTGCTTGCGTCAAAGTAAAAATACAGCGCCGCGTCACCGTCCACGCAGGCGTCACGCAAGACCATGTGGTGCTTACTTTTCAGTTTTGTTCGCTCAACCACACGATCAATGCTCTGCTCAAGGATTTTCGCCGCATACTCGGCCTGCTCATCCGGAAGGAACGGCTCAACCTCCTGATCAACGTCATTGGAAACGATCTGCGCAACCTTGTAATGCACAATCGGATCAAGCACGTTCATCGTGATCGGACGCAGGTTCTTGTATTTCAGTCCTTCCCACTGCTTGCCCTCGACAAAATTCTCGCACTGCTTGACGTTCTCGTACAACCCGAGTCCGGTGTTGTACTGTACGCCCTTCTCGTACTCGGCCTGTATCCTGTCAGCCGTGAGCGTGGTTTTCTGCTCATTCATCGCTCAAATCCTCCTGCCCTTGGGCGGTGCCGTCATAGCGGAACAGATTGTTCACCTCACGCATAATGCGGCCCTCGGTGCTTAGGCGGTACGCCTGTTCCTTGAGGAATACCTCTTTCCAGTGCTCTGCGGTCTCCCGCTCGGTGATGAGCGCCTCGTTCAGCTTGCGGCGCTCCTGCTTGAGGCCGTCCACCTCGTTGCGGGCGCTCCACATCGCACTGATTGCCGCGTCGTGTGCATCCTTGGTAGAGTCGAGTTCTTCCTGCAGCTCCTTCGCAGCTTTGCGTCCGGTCTGCAGCTCCTGCCGCAACCGGCAGGCCGTGTCCTCACTCTCCCGCAGGGCCTGCTCAACCTTAGTGCAGCGCTCCACAAGCTGTGCATGCACCAGTTTTTCCGCTCCGAGCCGCTGCTCGTTTGCCTGCGAGGCAAGCTGAAAAGATTCCGCCTCAAAGGTTTTCTTACGCAGATCCGCGCCCAAACGCTTGGCGTTTCGAGTCTGCACGGCCGCCAGAATGGCACACATCGCTGCAACAGCACTAATAGCTAAATACATTTCCCATTTCCTCCTCGGTAGTCAGTTCGTTGTACTCTCTGGGTTCGCTTGCCGCAATCGGACGGCCGGCCACAAAGTACCGCAGCATATCCGCCGGATGGGTGAACTCGTGCGGATCGTTTGCCACGTCGTCCGGGTGCTTCTCATCGTGCAGCAGCATCGGTAAACTCTTGATGGTCTGCGTGCAGTTGGAGAAGATCATCAAACTCGGCTTGCCGGTGTCCTTGCGTACCTTCAGATATTCCTTCAGGTCGAGCCAGCCGAGCACGCGGTCGTTTTTCGCTTTTTCCAGAAACACTCCGCATTCCGCAAAGCGGTCTGCCGCGCTGCGTCCGGTGTCCTGCCGCCGGTTCCAGAGGTCAGGCGGTGCGAAGGTGATCGCATCGCGTTCCACCTCGTCCGAGCGCTCCAATATGGCGTTCGCCGCGTCCGACAAAATCAGTCCGTCGTGACCTTCACCCAAATCCTTGCCCTCGCAGAATTCCTTGTACAGATACGCAGTGCCCTGCTCATCCACGGCAAACCAGCCGACGGCCAGCATGTCAAAGCCGTAGTCAAGCGCCTTGTATCTCTGCCAGTGCTCCGGGATGGGGAACGCCTCGCAGACATGCGTCTCGCGCCGGAACTCGGGGAAATACTGTCCCCCGAACACATCCCAGTCTCCGAAAAGCATCGCCCGCTTGCGGTCCTCGGGCAGATTTTCGAGCGCCTGAACATAGTTAGGTGAGTTTTTGACAAGCCACGGATTATCATAGACCGTGGCCTGAATGAACGTATAGTCCTCTGCTCGTTCCTGCTTAACATACTCGCGGTCGATAAAAAGCCGCTTGAACCAGGCATGACCAACGCCGCCCGGGTTGCAAGTCAGGTACATTCTCGGCGGAAAGAACTCCCGCATCTGACCGGATGAGCGGTTGCTCTCGGTCATTGTTGTAAAAACGTTCTCGGGGAAAAGCGTACACTCCTCCAGAAAGATAACATCATACGCCTGGCCTTGGTACTGGAGTAAGTCACTGTCGTTCCGGCAATAGCCAAACTTGAGCCGTGAGCCGTTCGGAAACTCAAACGCCTTGTCTGCGCTCTTGTACTCCGCAATGCCTTTCAGCTCCCGCATAGCCGGAATAATGTGGTTTTCCCGCAGCTCCGGATACGTCCGGCGCATAAACAGAATCTGAATACCGTCATACCGTAAACACAGCATGTTCGCCTTGAGTCGTGCAACAAAGCTCTTGCCGCCGCCTCGTGAGCCGCCATACGCCGTGTAATGGGACCGGCTTTTCATAAATTCAACCTGTTTGGGATACGGTTTCGGAATCACAAAGCTGTTCATTCTGCCAGTTCCTCCGCACCTTCCACAAACGTGATCTGCACGCCGGTGCTGTCCTTCTCGCCGAGGTGCTGCTCAAGCGTTTCCTGTCTTGCCGCAACATCCTTCATGGTTCCGGCCAGCTCGCGCAGGCCGACACCGGTGTAATCGCTTACAACGTTTCTTAGACTTGCCACCTCGGCCTCACTCAGCGCGATCACGCCGTCCTTGGCAGCCTTTTCGAGCACCGCCAGACCGTCATTGATGGTCCGGGTGTCCTTCGCGGCGACCGAGGCCTTGCGGTCGAGTGCACGCAGTACCTTGTCCCCGATCTTCTCGCACCGTGCGATCTGCTTTCTGCGGATTTCCCGCCGGGCAGCCACGCCGTCCTCGTCGCTCTCGTTCTGGGTGTGTACCCAGTCGGCAAGCGTTGATTTGGGAATGCGCAGCCGGCAGGCGGCATTTGTGATCGAGACGCCGCTCGCCACAAGCGCAAGCGCCTCGTCTTTAATTTTCTGATCGTACTTGCTCCCGCGCTGCTGCATCCAATCACCTCCCGCGCGTGTCTTGTTTTGCTGAGTACAAGTATAATCGGAAAAAACGGAAAAAACGGAAAACCTTCACCGGACTCTAAATTTACTCTCCCGCTTGCGCTCAGATTGCGCCCATGCGCTTGGGATTCTGGCAGACGCAAAAAGGGCGCGGATCAATCCACGCCCTGCTCCCGCACCATGCGGTAAAATGTGCTCTTTTTCAGTCCGAGCCGGTCCATCGCCTGCACGGCGGTGATGCTCCCACTTTTCCACAGCCCTGTTACTAACTCCCACTCGGTGGGCAACTCGGTCTTTTTCCTGCCGAGCAGTCTGCCCTGCTTTTTCGCCTCGGCGATACCCTCGGCCTGCCGCTGGCGGATGGTCAGTCGCTCCTGCTCGGCGATGCTGGCCAGCACCTCGATGAGGATGTTGTTGACCATCTCCACGATCCAGTCCTGTCCGTCCGGCAGGTCGATCATGGTCGTTGGCAGGTCGAGGATCTTCACCCGCACACCGTCGGCGCGGAAGTGCCGCAGCTCCTCCATCACCTGCTCCTTGTTGCGCCCGAGCCGGTCGAGACTCTTTACGATGAGCGTGTCGCCGGGGCGGATGAGCCGCTCGCGGAGATACTGATAGCCGGTGCGGTCAAAGTCCTTGCCGCTCTCCTTGTCGGTGATGATGTCCCGCTCGTCCGTCACATACTGCCGCAGCGCCGCGATCTGCCGGTCGAGATTCTGCTCGCGCGTGCTGACCCGCGCATACCCATACACTTTTTCCATATAATTTCCTCCTTGTGCTGTAAACCGTGCCAAAAAGCCCATGCAGGGCACGGCACGTTCCGAAATTCAAAAGCATACCTTTTGGCACGCCATACCCACAAAAAAGCCGCCCGAAAACCGCCGTCCCGAAAGGTACACCTTTTCGGACGGCAGAATCAGCGCCACAGCTTGCTCACCAGCTTGCGCGGTCCGCTCTCATCGGCATACCCCATCCGCCGGGCGCACTCGCTCCAGCTTTTGCCGTCCAGATACCGAAGCCGCAGGGCGCGCCGGGTCATGGAGTCGGAAACGCTGTCGATCCACTGCCGCACCGTGTCCCGCTCATCCTGGCACTCGGCCTCAATGGCCTGCAGCCGATCCCGTGCCGCGTCCAGTGCATCCCGGCCGAACAGGCAGCCGACGCCGTAAGTCTCCTCGATCCGCTTGTGGTGCCGAGCCTCCCGCGCAAACCGTTCTCTTTCTTCTTCCAGTTCACAGACCAGACTTTCAATCTGCCGCAATCTGTCTTTTGTCACCAGATACACCTCCTGCCGCATCGGCCTTCCGCCTTGCGCTCGTCACCGTTACGCGCTTCCGCGCGCTCCGTCCTTTGAGAGAGTACAAACAGTAATGTGATTACATTCTGTATTCATTCGTCCGAACCTCTCCGATAAACCGCAGGGGAATTGTTAGACCCCCTACAAGGCTGTCAGGCGGACCCGGCCGCCGATATCTTAAACTTTTCTTTGCCGTCTCCTGCGCAGCCGTTCCCACGGATCGGGAGCAGCCTTGCGCCGCTGTGCCGCCCACCACGCGCTAAACGCCGCCTGGTTGTAAATGCGGCCGACCATAACCTCATACCTGCCGAACTCGTTCGCATTCTGCACATGCTCGATGATTTTCACGCCGGGCGGCACTTCGGCCTCCTCATCCTCGCCCAGTCTGAGCCGTACCGGCTCTGCAGGCGGGGTCAGATTGCGGCTGGTGGAGTACCGGCGGGCGCCCTTGCCCTTGTGGCTGTCCTCCTTGAGTAGATAGATGGCGGTGTCCTCAAAAAAATCCGCCCCCTCGCGCAGCGTGCGCACATCGGCCAGACCGGAAGCCCAGCAATCACGCACCACCTCGGCCAGCTGCACGCCGTGCGCGCCGCTGAGGATCAGGTGATGATGCAGCCGCACCGGTTCACCGTCCATGTCATGTTCTTCCGTTACCGCTATGTATTTGTAGGTGAGGCCAATCTTGGCATACGCCTTTTTCATTTTCGCATGGAATTTCTCCAAAGCCCGCGCCCTGGAAGCCTCCGGCGCATACGTCAGGCACACAAACAGATCCCGACCGCTCACAAAATTCGCGTTGATCAACTGCATCAGCCGCCACTTGCGCTGCCGCCGGTTGATCTCCTGCTTGGCCTTCTCGGTTGTCCGCCGCCGTCCGGCCCTCTGCCTGGGCGACATGCCCGGCATCGTGCCCATGCTGTAAAGGCACATCTGATAGAGCGCACCATTGCACTCCTGTTTTTGATAAATCATAAATCACCTCTTGCGGCCGACTCCTGCATCTGCGCCGCAACATATAAAACTTTTATGCAAAAGTATTAACTTTCGCATAAAAGTATTGACTTTCGTGCAAAAGTTTGCTATAATATAAATACAGAAAGAGATAAGGAACAAAGATGGAGGTAATCATTATGTTAGCAACTCTTACCCTGTTCTGTCAGCCAGCCGAACGCCTCAATGAGGCAAAATCTACACCAAACTATCCCGTCAAGGAATATGACGCTTTTGTCATTACAGAGGATAGCGCAGAATCTGATCGCCAGATCGGCAAGCTCGGTTGGGCCACATACGGCAGCTATATCGCCCTGCGCCGTGTACTTATCGAGGTTCCGGACGGCGTGCATTACGGTCGCTGCAATTTCAACGGCTATCGCAGCACAATGCCGGAATACTACGGCGACTACGACGCACACGACGGCAATCTTTGCTTAGTGCCTGTCACCGTTGGCAAGCCTGCCAGCCTGCGCGAGCACGGTGAAAACCTCGAAGCCGCATTCGATTCCGCAATTGATTCCGGTATCTTTTTCTCCGTCCCGAACGAGGACGGCGGCCGACACACGGAACGCGCCCACGTTTACAAGGTCGGTGAGGTCATGGATAAGGCACACGGCGATAAATGGCCGAAAGCCAAAATCTCCGTTGCCGACATCCGCGAAGCCGTAGGCTTGACCCAGCAGCAGCTTGCAGACGCAACCGGCATTCCGGTTCAAACCCTTCAGCAAATCGAAACCGGTAAGATCACCGCCTACGAGGCAGGCGAGAATTACCGTGAGAAGATCGCCGAAGCATTGAACTTTTACGACTATCAGAGTATTTTCTAATCTCGAAAGGAGCACCCAACAATGAATAAAGTAATCCGCGGCAAGCGCTACAACACAGAGACCGCGAAGTTAGTCGGCACCTGGGAAGCTAACGAGCCGGAAAGCTCGGATTTCTGGGAGAAGGAAGAACTCTACCAGAAACGAAGCGGCGAATTCTTCCTGATCGGCCAGGGCGGCGCACAAACGCAGTATGCACGTTTTTCAATGGGCGGCGAAAGCAAGCCGGGCATCGAACTCCGTCCGATCGAGCCGGAAGAAGCGTCTGACTGGGCCGAGGAACATCTCACGGCCGATGAGTACGAAGCGCTTTTCGGACCGGTTGCCGAGGACGGCAGCCGCGGCCGCATTACTCTAACGCTGCTCAACTCCACCATTGACACCGTGCGACGTGAAGCACAGCGCAGAAAAATGAATTTTAATGAGTACCTCGAAAAACTCATTGCTCAGCAGATGAAGGAGGAACAGAAATGAAAGTGCAGCTTTTTTCCACGCCTTCCGGCTATCCCGCGTATTATCTCCGCTTGAAAGATGGCGTTTACGATCGAGTAAACGCATTTCCCGCTCCTTGTACCGCACCGGGAACGCCGATTGATCAGCGCTATGCGCGCGCAATCGACAAAGACAGATATTTTCCCGTTATCACCTCAGCTCATGACGGATACATCTTTTTCGGTCTGCCGGAAGGCGCCGAGGTTTACACCGCCGCCGAGGTAGCCGCCATTGACCACCCGAACCGTACGGAAAAATAAGAAAAGCGAAATAGTTTCCAAAGCCAGCCCTTCACGGGCTGGCTTTCTCTTTTCCGTTTTTCATCTTCCAAATCTTCCGCGCCTCAGCCACGAAAACCTTTCGATAATCGCGCTCATAGGCGCCAAAACCATAAGTAACCACAGCCGCCGTCATGCAGTTGATCAGCTCGTCCGCCGTCAAACCATGCTCGGCAGCATTCCGAATAAACTCACGCATTTCATTATCCGGCGGTCGACCAAACGACCGACTGTAATGCGAATCAACCAGGTGTGCCGTCTCTGCCGGGCTGCGCTCCATCCTGAATACCACCCTCCACAATATCAAACAGCGTGTTCTCGTCGAGATCGCGCAGTTCGAGCTGGCCGTCCACGCAGCGCAGCTTGAGCATCTCCTTGACCTCGCCGTTAGACTTGTTTTTCTGCGTAATGGATGAGGTGACATTGTAATCAAAATGGGTCTTATTGGTCTCGCGATAGATACCATCCTCGTCTTGCTCGCCCACGTTCCAAAGTTCCACGTTGACTTTGAGTGTTACACTGCCCTCGCTCAAGCCCTGCCGCAGCAGGGAATTCAGAACATCGCGTAGCTTCGTATCGAACAAATCGACAGCATCATTAAAGATTCCGCCGCGCAGGCTCATCTCGTGTCTCATTCGCCTGTACCTCCTCTCTGATCCGCTTAAGTGTTTTCTGAATCCCGGCATGCCGGGATACCTTAAAATCAGTTTCCAGCCCAAAAAGCTGGATAACCTGCTCGGTCACGTTCACCACATCGGCCAGTTCTCCGGCAAGGTGCTCGAGCCTTGCCGTCAAATCTCGCTTCTTGCCGCCCTGCTCGTGATAGCTGAGCAGCATCAGCACCTCGCTTGCCGCGCTTGTAGCCTCGCCCAGTTCTTCCATCAGCTTGCAGACCTGCTTTTCCTCGCCGTAATAGCCCGCAATCTGCATCAGCTTTGCCGCTCTTTTTACATTCATTTCATCACATCCTCATAAAAAACAATATCCCGTTTAGAAATTTCCTCTGCTCTCAGCCGCAGCTTCTCGTATGCATAATCCTGATCCACCTCGTCGATCATTTTCTGCAGTTCATCCGCAGCCGCCTGAAAGGCGTCAAAAAACTTGTCGAGCCGCTTTTCCGAGAAGCCGTACGCCTCGTGCAGCGCAACCGCCGTCAGCCACAGGTGCCGCTGCATGGAGATATTCACCTCGTGCAGGATAACTTCATCCTGCACGGCCTGCCGGATCAGGCGCTTGCGCTCCAGTACATCGGCATAATTCATGCCGGCCGGCTTGCCTCTCCGCTTCTTCATGCCAGCTTGTCACCTCTCTGTACTGACCTTCTCCCGACCATTTCCGCGACCTCACGAAAATGATCTAACTGCTTGTCCGTAAAACGCATCAATACCCCTCCCTCGCAAACTTATTCTGTACGGCATGATTGCTCTTGCCGAGCGCCGCGCCGATCTCCTTGAACAGATAGCCGCGCTTGCGCATGACGACCGCCTTTTGAAATTCCTCGTACGTCCAGTGAACCGACTTGTGCGGCTTCTTTTTCCGGCAGCCCAGCTCCTCCAGCACGTTTGTGATCGTCTCATACGCCCGTCCGGTCTCCCTTGAAATAGCGCGAATAGGCATGCCTGCTTGATACATTTTCGCAAGCCGCTGTTTTTCCTCATCCGTCACGCGCGGCTGCCACCGACCCTCCTGCTTGATTTCCTCCGGCACATAAATGGCTGTCGGCACCTCGCTGCACAGCCCGCGCGCATCGTCCTGCGGCGTAAATACGCATTCGCGCGTGTAGTAAGTACAGTGATCGAACAGACTGTAATGCTCGGTCTCCTGTATCTCAAACCGGCCTTGCGGGTGTCTCCAAATAACCCGCGTCTTTTCTTTTTCTCGCATATTTCTCCTCCTGACGCGCCTTGAAGATGGCGCTTTCAATTTCTTTCTTGCGTTCCCATACGTCCGGCAGCTCGGTAAACGGCTGACAGATCGGGTAAGCCTTGCCCTCATCGCCGTAGGTGCCGACAAGGTGATACTCCACCTCGCCAAACAGGGTGCGCTGAACCTCAACGCGCACCCTGTCGATCCGCACCCGCGGCAGCTCGGTAAGCTGGCTGTACGGCTTGATTTCCAGCCCGCTGAATCTAACCATCGTGACCGACCCCACCGTTCTTTGCGGCCTGCCGGGCTTTCCAGCGCTCGAGCAGCAGCTTGTCAAACAGCCGTTTGCGCTTCGCCTCGGCCTTTTTCAGCATATAGAGCTCCTCCATCGCCAAATCCGTGGCAATGCGTCGAACCATCCGCCGCTGCTCCTTGGTTTGTTTCCAGTCCGGATGCTTCATCTGATCTGCCTCATAAAGTCCGCACGCCAGACCGCGCGGTTGAGCGATTCGCGGGCAGCGCGGCGGGCCTCAGCCTCCTGCCGCTGGCGGCGGCGCTTGTGATAGATCATGCTTGCCCGGCAGTAAGCCAGGCACAGCGCCATCATCCCGGCGCAAATGACCGCATCGCCGCGCGGGCAGAAGCCCGCGATACAGCCGTAGACCACACCAGCCAGCACCGCGCCGCACGCGGCCATTGCCATCTTACAGGTTTTCATTTCCCTTTCTCCTCTCGTTTTTGAGATATAATTCCCACGCCGTTTTCTGCAGCCGCTCAATGCGCCGCTGCATTTCATCCGGCGGAACGTCACGGTAGCAGTCGTCGTCTATGCGTACCGTACCGTTCGGATAATGATATTCAGCCACGATTGCCACCGTAACCACCCCTTTCTAAAGCCTATGCTTCTGCAGGCTTGTACTCGGCCTGTCCGGCCTCAGCCTTTTCTATATCAATCCGCGCCGCGATCTTGAGGCTCTCCGGCGCTTCCGGATCCGCCAGCAGCTGCTCGGCGCTCATGCCGAGATACTCGTTGTATGTTTTCACTTGGGGATCACCTCAATCTTAATTGCTTTGTCCACCCACTCAGTCACCTTTGCGATAGCGTCAGCGCGGCTGGCACAGAAAAACTGTTTCATCATGCGCCCGCCGAACGGCTTTTCAAGCGTTACCCAAACCTCTGCATATGTTGTTTTCATGGCGTCCTCCTTAATCCCGGACAAATTTCAAAATCTTCAAACACGTTTCGATTTTCAGTGCCATGTTGGCAACCTGTGCCTGCGGGGCGTTCGCGTTCTGCTCGCCGAGCTGATCCACGCAGTCCGCAAGCAGCGCAACGGTCTTTTCCGCGACATTTTCTAATTTCTTGTCGCAGTCATTGTTCGAGATAACAAATTTCATCGTTTCACGCTCTCCTTGTCTTTTCCTATCCAATCCGCTACAATAAAAGCAGAAAAGGAGGTGATTTTGTGTCTGCTTTACGTCCTAAGGACGTGCTGGTAATGGAGGAGTCCCTCGAATACCTCGCAAATCCGCTTGATGACGAAAACGCCGCGCTTTTACTGTCAGAAAACCTTGCAAACCCGTTTGCTGACGAGCAGGAGCAGGCGAACGCCGTACTTCAAAAGGTGCGCGACTTCCGCCAGAACCCAGAAAACGGTCTGTTCCTTGCCGATGATGAGAAGGATTTTCTCATCATGGCACTTCGCCGTCTGATTTCGGTCTACAGTGAGATCATAAAGACGGAAAAGCCGTCGAAAGCACGTGACGATCACGAGAAGATTGTTCGTCAAGCAACCGTCTGCGCCGCTCGGCTTGCAAAGCCTTAACTGCAGCCTTGCGTGCGCGTGCCGGAATCGGCTTTGCAGGCGGAAACCCTTCCGCCAATTCATACCGTGCAGCCCCGCCCTGCGGGGCTGTTTTCTTTTCGCTGCTCACTGTTTCAGTCCCTCCGGTACAAAATCCATAGGATCAACATTCAGCTCATGGCAAATCTCAAAAAAGAGGTCTGCCGGAAGTTTCTGGCGTCCGCTAAGCATACCGTTAAAGGATGCAATCGGAACGTCCAATTTCCGCGCAAGATGGCTCTGCTTAATCCCCTTGTTGCGCAAATACAAATTAAGTTTTTCGGCGATCATAAATATCCCTCCTCTATGAGATTTTTATTTTCTATGATATTCTCATAGCTTGATTATATGATACTATGATATTTTCATAATGTCAAGATAAATTATGATTTTTTCATAGTTTTTCTTGTATTTCGTAAATGGTATGGTATAATATATATAAGGAGGTGAAAACGTGCCAAATATAAGAGAAAACATCCAAAAAAATATTGTAAGGTATCGAAAGGAGGCTAAACTAACGCAGGCAGAGCTTGCTAAAAAAATTGGAATTTCCTCTCCGACGCTCTCGTCATGGGAACAGGGAAAAAGTATTCCCGATATTGACAAACTTTACGAACTCAGCGTTGTGCTTGGAGTAGACCTAGTAACAATCAGCGGTTTTACGCTCAGCGAACCAGTTCCAGAGTTAAGCAGTTTCCAATCGGAAGCAAAGGAGACGGACGCAGAACTTAGCAACCCGCTTAAACCCGACGAGCAGCAGCTTGTCACGGACTACCGCTCATTTAACGATGAGGGAAAAGAAAAGGTCCGCGAGTACGTCGCAGACCTCAAAGGTAACCCCCGATATAAAAAACGTGATGAGCCTGTCATGGATCAACAGGCATAAAGAAAAGCCGCTGTCAGAACGCACCTGACAACGGCTCGAAAGGAACCCCACTCCGAACGGATGAAATCCCCCAGCACTATTTTAACATAGTTTGGGGGATTTTATCAATATGCAACAGGAAAAATATGATATTCAAAAAGAATTTGAAAATGCCGGTCTGTTTCTGGATGAAGTAGAGTTTGATAATATAGAACGCCTCCAGTACGCCAACAGCCTCAGCAAAGAGGACTGGGCGCGCTCCTATATCCGCCGCAAGCGCCCGGAAGGTCTCACGTTGGAGATTGCCCGTGATGAGATTGTGCGCCGTAAGCATAAAGCGGATGCACTCGTCGAAGAACTGCGTATCAAGCACCGCAAAGTAAACTTTGCCGCTTTTGCAGGCGCGGCAGTTATTACCGCCACCGACTGCCTGTCAAGCCGTCCGATTCAGAGCGCCGGAGATGCCCTGCTGACCTATGCAATCGTACTTGCAGGCGGTTTCCTCGGCCTGTTCTGTTCGCTCATTATCAGCGGTATCTGGGAAGCGCTCGTTGCACGATCCGCCAATAAGCTGCTGTCCGGCCGCCTCGGAACCATTCTCAGCTATGCTGTTGTTCCGTTTATGGCCGCAGTCCTCTGTTTCCTGCTCAATCATATCGGCTCTGGTAACTAAGGAGGCAACTATGAGTCCATTTGTGAAAGAAACCCTCACCGGCCTGCTCTGTATCGCCTTGCTTGTAGTCTGGGTGATTATCCATGTCACCCATGACCTGAATGACTGGAATACTAAATGGAAGTGATCAAATGTCAACCGAGTATGCCATCTATTTACGCAAATCCCGCGCGGACCTCGAAGCCGAGGCCCACGGCGAGGGCGATACCCTTGCCCGGCACGAGCATATTCTCATCGATCTTGCCAAGTCCCGTGCCCTGCCGATCGGCGCAATTTACCGTGAGATCGTCAGCGGCGAGCGTATCGCGAACCGTCCCGTCATGCAGCAGCTTCTCACTGAGGTCGAGGATGGCCGCTGGAAGGGCGTCCTCGTCACCGAAACCTCGCGACTCGCGCGTGGTGATACGATAGATCAGGGCATCGTCGCCCAAGCGTTTAAGTTTTCAGGCACACTCATCGTAACACCCGCCAAAACCTACGACCCCACGCAGGAGGCGGACGAGGAATGGATGGAGTTCGGCCTGTTCATGTCGCGCCAAGAGTACCGCATGATACGCCGCCGAATGAATGCCGGCATGCAGGCCGCCAAGCGCGAAGGCCGATATATCAGTAACGTGCCGCCCTATGGCTACGAGCGTTATAAGTTGGATGGCCGCGGCTGGTCTCTCCGGCCGATCGAGTCGCAGGCAAAAGTGGTACGCATGATTTTCGACCTGTATCTCTCCGGCCTCGGCTACTGCGAGATTGAGAAGCGGCTCAACGCCCTGCACATTCCTGCACCGAAAAGTGATAAATGGTCTGCACGGACTATTCCCGGCATCCTGCGCAACGCGCACTATATCGGCTGTATCCCCGCCGCATTCCGTCCCGGCAAGAAAGTCGTAAAAGACGGACAGGTCAAAGTTACCCGGCCGCGTGTAAAGTCCTGTGAACTGTATAAGGGCCTGCATGAGCCTATCATTGACCGTGCTGTGTGGGATCAGGTGCAGGCGCGTCTCGGCAAAAACGCCGCCGTCCGCACGCCCGGCAACCGGCAGCAGAGCAACCCGCTGGCCGGCCTGATTGTCTGCGACTGCTGCGGCAAGCGTATGCAGCGCCGCCCGCAAACCGGTACCGGCAGCCAAACGCAGATCCAGTGCACAACCCGCGGCTGTGCCACTGTCGCACATAACGCCGACGAGCTGGAGCAGCTTGTGCTGGACTCTCTCCGTACCTTTCTGGCGCGGCTCGAGGTCGGTACACCAGCCGCGCCGGATCTGTCCGCTGAGCGCCGCGCCCTCTCCGAGATCGAGAAGCAGCTGACCGACCTTGATTCCCGCCTGCGCCGCACATTTGAGCTTGTCGAGGACGGCACCTATACCCGCGAAATCTTCCTCTCGCGTCAAGCCGAGCTGACCGCCGAGCGCGAACGCCTCACCGCAGACCGTGCCGCCATCCGGCAAAAGATCGACCAGGCTCAGCATGAATACGACGCCCGGACCGGTCTCGCACCCGCTGTCCGTCACGTCCTCGACACCTACAACACGGATTTGCCCGTCGCTGACCGCAATAAACTGCTCAAGCAGGTAATCGACCGCATCGACTACCATAAACGCACCCGCACCCGCTGGACCAAAGAAAGTGACCTCTCCCTCACCCTCCATCCCGTGGTTTTTTCTTCAACCACCAACAGATAACATCAATGCGCGAATGA